TAGTTTTTCTACCATTCCTTCCAGAACGTCATACTTTTCTTCAGGCATTTCCACATAATGTTGTTCACAAAGTCCCTTAAGACCTTCTAAGAAAGATTCGGTTACTTTAACCTTGATACCGGTCTCCACTTGAAGACGGTTTTCCTCTAGCCATTCTTCTGATACATAATCCAGATAAGCATCTACTCTTTCTTCAAGTTCTTCCTTGATTGCTTGTACTTCTTCCTTAAGAGCGATTTCATACTTGACTTCAAGAGCTTCTTTGAGTTGATTTGCTCTAGTCTTAAGAGCAGCCTCAAAAATAGTGCGAGCCTTTTCTTGGAACTCTTCAGAAAGTTCTTCACCTTCCATAAGAGCATTTACATCTTCATCTACATTGAAGTCTTCAACATAGATTTCTTCATCTAGCTCATCTTCTACTTCTTCATCTTCATCTTCTAGCTCTTCGCCCTCTAGTTCCTCATCTTCTAGAACTTCTTCGTCTTCATCATCTAGAGATTCTTTAACCGCACCGGATGCCAACTTGGGCATGGGTTCGGCAGACTTTGCCTTGCGGTTGACTACATCCTTTACTACAGAAAGGCGAGCGGATGGATCCTTAAGTTTTGCTGAATCATCATCATTCTTATAGTTTTCAGGAGTGGGACCGCCCAAGTCTTCCCAACCTACAGTTTGACCAGGAGGAATATTGCCAGACAACTTTTGCATTGGTTCAGCGGGCTTAGCACCGCTATTCACTGCAGTTTTTGATTGAGAATTCTTGGCATCCATATTGAAATCTTTTTATTGGTAATCTATGTTTATTTAGTAAAGTAATTGTTTTCAGATGTTATTTAAGAAATGATTGAATAGGTCTAATTTCTTTTCTTCTAATTGGCGGGATTGAACTAACTTGTTGATAGTCTTTTTAGTATTCTCAAGTAACCATTCTTTCTTTGTTACATCAAAGTACCATTCTTTGCCTTCCATAATTCCATTAACAAATGCAGTAGTACAGGAAGGATCGTGAACAATATCTGCGACAGTTGAGAACATTAGGTCATCGCCTACGATGTTTACTCCTTCATTGGTAGATCTTAAAGAACCAACCGCTCTTGAGGAAACACCAAAAACAACACCTTCTTCGTGGAGGTTTTTTACGATGTTTCCCATTGGGGTATTAACAATTACAGCCTTTCCTATAAAATTATTACCTTCTCTTTGGAGAGATGTAATCTTATGGGATACTCTATCATAGTTAATCGTCGGGGCCGCCGGATGATTTAATTCCCCTACGGCCCTATTTTGCTTAACAAAGTTCTCAATATAATAATTTACGGCATTATTAAGAGTCTGGATCGGATAAACTCTTCCATTTCTGTTTTTAGTTTCAGCCTGACAGAAAACTCCTTCAATATACAATTTCTTCTTACCATTTACGCTTTCAGTAAGCATTTTCACATCTTGAGCTTCTTCGGTAATGAGTTTCATTAAAATTGCTTAATACTATAAATTATTTAGTTGTTGGATTGATTATAGTAATCCAACAATTAAAGAAGTGTCCTGTTTTATTTTTGATAGTGCCCCTTCTGATGGAGTTAATGGTGTGGATCCACTTGTGGGGATTCCGAGGACTGTACGAATGGCTGATTTTTCTCCGGCTGTCCAATCTCCGCTTCCACCACCAGATGAATTGACGACGGTGCTTGCGGCGGATTGAATGAGCAGAACTTGGACTCCGGGACTATACGCGATCGGGTCTCCTGCTGGTCCTCCAACGAGGTTTCCTCCGGCGACCCTGGCAATATAGTTTCCTGTTGTGAAGCGAAGTTGCCAAATCCCCAATAATTCGACGGTGAGACCGACTTGAACCCCTGGCCCGAGTTCAACGAGTCCTGTTCCTGCTGCGATTCCTTCATAGATAATTCCCTCCTCGCTTGCTTGAGCTAATTTTATTGCAGTGTAAAGTGTTGTGCAGTCAACATCGTTGACGCCGCTATCTACGTTGATAAGCGAATTTTGAAAATCAAATGTAAACGGGGCCGAATAAAAAGGCATTTCTTATACATCACTATTACGGCTGGCATTGACGCTACCCCCTGCTGCCGTTACCGAGAGCAGAGTATTGAATGGAATAATCGGAGAGACACCCGTGCCATTTCTCACATCCACTCGCACGGTGAAATTTGCGGAAAAGATAAAAGTCACACTTTCACTGGTTCCAGAAGAAACCTTGTCAATATAAGGAACGAAAACATCATCTGCAGTTACAATGTTTGATGCAAGACCCGGAGATAAGCCAGAGAATGTCTTGGTTCCAGCATTAAACGAAGTGTAAGTGTAACGTAGATTTTTAATGCGAATTACTCCGGAAGATGGAGTGTCAGTCTTAATTGATTCAACTACTTGAATTGAAGTTGCACCACTAGATGCTGCTACAGGAGTATATTCATCCTTGAGGATACCCCCCGAGCCATTTTCTCTTGCGGCTAACACTCGGTCTCCGGCTACAAGATTCCCTAATGTGATTGCGCTTATAGTAGGTGGAACTTGACTGGTTCCGTCATGTGCTATTAGCTGATATTTTGTAGCTTCTGCTGGCAATACACCTGTTAACCACCAACCTTGAGCAACGAAGAATGTTCCCCCTGCAAAAGTTCCAAATGGAGCAGATGGAATTTCAGTGTAAGCCGAGTTTAGAACTCTGTATCTCCAACCTGGAATACTGTTAAGTGTGGTGGTGCTATTTTCTCGCGTGATATACTGTAAATATTGATAAGCCTCTTGTAGTGTGCAAGAATTAGATAAGGCAATAGTACCCTTGTATAATTTGGAACCGTTTCCATTTCCCAAATCTTGGTTTGTATCGCCAAAAGTAACTGTGACCTTACTAGACAATAGAGCGGCGTTGACTTCTGATAACACAATGTTAGAGTCAAGTGCTGTAGAAAGAGCGGCATTGGATTCACCGCCAGCCGCAAGGTTTACGTCAAAGTGTGAATAAGACTGGCCCCATTTTCTGGAAAAGGCTGTAACGTTACCCGAATCAATTAGAGAACCACCTGTGCGAACCTTTACTAAAATCTGAATGTGACCATTAGACCAAAATGTGGTGAGTTTAGAACCACTCTGCACAACATAAACTGGAGATGCAGCAACAATACCACCGATGGTTTTTAGGCCGGAATACTGAACTGCAGCACTCTGCTGTTTGATAGAACCAAAGTTTATAAATTGTGCTGCAGTTTCATCAAGGTTAAATGCCACCGAACCATCGGTCAATAGGTTAAGCCTTGAGGCTACTGCTCCGTCACGAGGACCATCCAGTTTAGATGGGTTGGGTGCTAAAATGTCTAGTAAATCGTTGCCGGATGCTGCTGCATCGTCGGCTAAATCTTGTAGCCACTCGTGTAGAGCTAGTACCGTATAAACCTCCGTACTGGCTCCAGCCTGGCGGCGAACATCTCCAGTGGCTGAAATTGTAAAGTCTGTTGCAATAGGCATAGCGGTTCTCTTTTACTGATCGGATTCTTGTAGGGCGACAACGTTTATCGTTGCAGTTGGAGAAATGGATACTTGGGTTATCCAAGGCTTATATGCAGGAATACTGCTCGCATTTCTGGCCTCAATTTTTACAGACCCGGTGTATTGAAAATCAAAGTTTAGGGTCGTGCCATCACCACAAGATGCCTGTTGTAACAGGCCGCCAGTATCTGCTCGTGTTACTTTTACCCGAGTTTGTGGTATAAGATTAGTTATGTTAACTAAAGATCCTGGTAGAGGATGTTGAATTTGTTGGGATGTTGCATCGGTTTGAATAGACATAGACAGAGCAGTTAACAAGGTTGTTGTTGCCGCTGCGGTTGGGTAGGTGCGGACTTGCAAAGCATACCCATCGGCTGCGCTGACAGCCACGTTGACAGGCGAGAAGGTCACAAACTCGCTTGACGTAAGGTTGGCCGTGAAGTTGTTCGAGCAGGTGATGACATCGCCCGCGATATTGGTGACGGTCGTGTTTGCGGGCAGTCGGAAAGAACCCGTCTGCACGAAATCGCCAACCTGCGGCTGGCGTGTCAGGGCGGTTCGTTCCGCTGTCGTGACCGTGACCGTGTTGGTTCCGCTTGTCCCGCCGCCTGACCGGCGCACGGTGTTTGCCAAGAAAGCCCACGAGCCGCCGAAGCCTGGCCCTGTGTCGATCTTGTATTCAAAGATCAGGTTTTGGCAGTCGGTCCCCGACACTGCACAGCCACCAGCAAAGGCGGTATGTCCATACATTTTGAGCGGCGTCGTCCAGTTCACCACGTCAGTCAGACGCGAGATAATCATGGAGCCTGAGCCGTTGAACCCGGAGCCTGCGCCTAGCGTGACATTGCACTGCGCTGCCGAAGCCCCTGTCGGCTCGTTTGCCATGATGGTAATTCGGCCTGTGGTGGTCGAATTGTAAGCATCGTCCCAATGCGACCCTTGATTGCCGGACAGGCCGGTGCGCTGATTTGTCCACCGCCCGCCGCGAGTAATCACGTTTGACGAGGCTATCGTTTGCAGCGTCGTGCCATCGCCCCATACGTCAAAAGCTGTAACGACCGGCCCCGCAGGCGATAGCGCCATAACACTTGAGCGAAGGTTTGTGACGTAGCAGCGGCGAAGTTCAAACGTGGTCCCTGCGTTGCTTCCTAGCAAAGCGATGGTCCCAGTCGGATTAACCGTGCCCGCGTTTAGCGGTGCAGTAGGAGACCCGATGTTGTGGATCGTAAGGTTAGAAGTAAAGCCGTTCTGGTTGACATATTCAGCAAAGGGGTGGTTATTGTCTATTCCAGCCAATGCCGAAATGCCATCAATCAGAATGTTCGACCCCTGCACAGCGACAGCACGCGAAGCCACCGCTGGCGTGGTGCCGGTCATATTGTCGCAGTACGTGAGGTTTCGGACACTGTAGTTCTGCACGTTAATGGTGGCCGAGCCGCCGATCACGGTGCAATCAACAAACTCCCCGCCAGACGACACGATGCTAACCGCGCTAGGGTTTGAACCGAATGCGGCGTTTCGCTGTGTCCTGCCCTGTAACTGCCGAATGTTCTCGAATCTACTTCTGTAAGCGTTGACATTAGCCGAAGCCGTGGCTTGGAAAGCAATGCCCGACGCCCTTACAATACGACTATCGTAAATGAAAGCGTTCGCGCTGTTTTGAACCAACACCGCGCCACCAGCATTTGCGTATAGAATTGGTGCAATACAGGAGTTGCGAATCTCACTGCTGAAATTGAGTACGTTGAAAGTATTAGCCCAAGCCGCATTTTTAACGACAAACGAGATAGGGGTTACGTTTGTCAGAAACCAACCCCATGTGGCGGTGTCCAAGTCAAACACACCGCCCGAAATGTTCATGGTGTACCGCTGCGAAACAAAAGAAAGGTGTTGAGCGGCATAATCTGCCGCCGTTGAAGTCCCAAGGATTACGTTCGGGATGTGGATTTTCAGGCCAGAAGCAGGCTTGAAGCCTGCATTATTCGCGCCGCGCTTGGCGAGTTGAATGGTCCCTGCAAACGGATCGGAGTAGAAGAACTTGCCGCGCACATCGGTCGGGACGAAGGCGTGGCTGTTTTGAACGACAGTCCAAAACCCGACATAGACGCCCTCCGAAGTGCTGCCAGCATAGGTCGGCAAGCCGTTCGCATAAGTCGGAGTAGCGGAATTGGAAGGGGCAACGAAAGATTGCATGTTGGTGTTGGTGATGTGATCGAGCGTCACGTCAACCTGATACCAGCCGCCGCCGAGCGAAGTGATGGAAGATGCGGTTCCGGTCGGGCTTCCCACGGTCGGGGTCGCGATGATCGTACCAGCCGCCAGATCAACCAACGCCCCGAACCGTGTGGCACCGCTATTGGTGGAAAGCTGCACCACGCACCATTGGCGCGTTTCCTGCTTGACGATTGCCCGGTGCGTGTAAGACCCCGCGTCCATTTGGGCGGCTTGCAGGTTTTGGCCGTTGAACGAGTGAACCCCGTTCGCCGTAGTCTCGCGCACCCGCTCTGCCGCTGGATAATTCGCGGGACCGGCGATAGTATTTCGCGTGAAGGTCGCGTTTGTAAATGTGGCCGCGTCTGTGTTTGGATACCAGCCATTCCACGCATCAGCCGCGTTCACCCACCATTCATAGATTCCAGACCCCGGCGCAGTCTCAATCTGCACTGCCGGAAATTCATCCCGCACAGGCATCTGGATTGTTTGGTTGTCAGTGCCGTCAGTAGTGCCAATCTCGTACCAGTCCCCTCGAGTAGTGACGTTTGCCATGCGGGGTGTGGTCATGGTGGAGCCTGAGTTTCCCACCACATGAATCCAGCTACGCTTGCCCGCATTGGCAGCAACAATCGTGGCACCCCCCGGCAGTGTAATGGTCTCACCCGCTTGGAAATTCCCGGCCTTGGACCGCAGCTTGATGAAGCCCGCCATAGGCATGGCAGCGCCCGCTACAGCCGGGGTGAACGATCCGCTGGCCCATACACGGGTCAACTCGCCTGTCGCGCCGCTGGTGCCTCCTGTGACCGTGTTGGACCCAAGGGCAGCCTGAGTGGGAACCAGTCCTATCGCCATAGAAAACGGCACTTCCCAAACTTTGGTGCCATCTATTGCTACCACACCCCCGAGCGTTGAAGAAACTGTGATGTTTCCAAAAACCGCCGCCTGTTGGTTAAACCGAGTATCGGCATCAATCGTCATTGACCCACCGTTAATGTTGATAGTTTCTCCGTCGAGTAGTCCCGAGATTGAATCGCTGTCGTAATTAACTGTGGTTGTGACAGTTTGGTTGGCCATTTTATAGTATCACCTCTGATATATTAACGAGTCTTTCTTGGACATCATAAGTAAAAATCTTTCGCAGAGTTTGGGTTCCGCTTACGTGGTTGGATTGGGTAAGTTTACCACCCACATCGTAAGTTAAAGTTTTTATGCTTCCATTGGAATATGTTAAAGATTCTACTCTCCCTTGTGTATCATAAACTATTGTTGGGGACTTTCCTATAAATGGGTTGGTCTGGGATGTAATACCGGTTAATTCTGAACCGTCTCCCACAAATTTTGTGGCGGTTACAATTCCGGCATTCACGTTATTTATATTGAGATTGCCTAAAACTGCTACATTCCCTTTGAATTCAGTATTAGTTCCGGCAAAGCTAACGACAGTAACACCAGAGGATGATAAAATATTATTGCCGCCTATTCTTATCTTTCCGCTAAATGATGTGATTCCTGTAATGGAACCATTACCAATATAAAAGGAAGTTGGACTGTAAATTAGGTGATCTGGACTAATTTGAATGCTACTTCCAATTGATAAATTTTCAATTGATGGATTATAGGTTAAACCATAATTTGTATAAACTGTTTCCTTAGCTGCTGGACTATTATCCGAATCAACTAAAGTTAGATAGAGTGATGCATTGGAATTATTACTTTGCGTGTAGATAGTGTATGCACTATCTGACATAGGGTCTTGAATGGTACTAACGAATATATCTTCTTCTGAATTATCAAAAGTTAGTTGTAGAGCAGCATCAATAGTATTACTTTCTGTGTGAATATTGTAAACGCTATTTTCAGAAGGATCCCGAACTATGCTTACAGATCTAGAGCTATTTGGTTCAAAACGTACTCTATAACCTTCAATCATACCGATGAAGTATCCTCTACCATGATTGTGCCCTTAACGGGCTTAATTGTCTCAAATTGATTAGTAAGAAGTATATCAAAGTAGTTTCTACCGGTGGATAAAAGTTTTGTGGTTTCTTTATTCATACTAATAGTAACACGTCCGGTTCCGCCTAAAACCTCAGCAACGAAAGAATTGAATTTGACAGAAGCTGGATATTTTCTTATTTTGGCTGTTGCGACATAACCGTTTATTGGTAGCGGTTGTCCATCAAAAGAGTCAATCAAAAAAGATACAGAAAAATCTGTACCCTTTTCAATAGTAATTCCGGTTATTTCTTGTGTTGCCATTGTTTATCAGTTAGTAAACCCAACTTTATTGACCTTAATCGCTGAACTTGTAAAAATGACTTCCGTAGGCAGTTTTTGTAAAAATTCTACGCTATAACGGGGAATAGTAAAAGAATTTGAAGTGCTCGCTCCGACCGATGTTGAAATGCTGACTATAATTTCACCGCCGGTATCGTTGCAAATTCTAACACAGGTTGCCGAATTGAGACTTGTTGCAGTTCCGGTTGTAGTTGGAGTTGAAACCTGGGTTTCAATTAGCTTTGTAATTTGCATTATTATAAATCATTCTTATGTATTATTTATAAATTCATCTACTGATCTCTTCCCAATCCACCGAACCATGTATATTAGAGTTACCTAAACTTGCGGCAGCCGCTAAAGTTAATTCAAACGGTTTATTGTTCAATCCGTCTCTTTCTAGCTGAAACTTAAATAAAGCCTCTTTTAAAATATCTACAACTGTATTAGATTGATTTGAGGCACTGAGATACCCAGATGCTAAAACATGTCCTCCTGTCATACTTTCACCATTAATTTTATATTCAATTGAAGAGTTTATTCCTGAATCAATCCAAGTTCCACCACTTGTTGATCCTTTGGAAACGACTTTCCAATTGTAATTAGAATTATTCGTAATACCCATAATGGATAGTGCAGTGAGAATTACTATTGCATCCATTCTATTCGGTGTTGCTTTCAGTCTAATTGAAATAATAGGATATAAAATTCCCGCGACCGGTAGATTTACTGGACTTGTGATGGGCGTGCCAATGGTTTGTTGTAATCCTCTTAATTCATAACCACCCTCAGAAATTACGGTTGAACAAACTTGTTTCAATGTACTGGAACTGGTTGTAATTCCAGTATTAGTAATTTCATACCTTAAGGGTAAGCTAGCGGTTGTTATGTAAGTTGTTTGGATTTTATTTGCATGGTGAAAGGAATGTGCATGGATATATTTACCGTCTATTACAAATCCGGCTCTGACTGTTCCTTCCCCCAACCATTGAATATCGGTCCAGAAAATTTGAGCCTTAGAAATATCCAATTTAATTCCAGATGGATTAGATACCCCGGCCCCCGTTAAGGTGTCAATATTCCATGAAGACTGTGGAACTCTTGTTTCTGAGACTATTCCGGTGACATTACTTCTTTCTACGATATTTACAATATTTCCATCTTGTTCAAAATATATTCCATTATCATCTCCAAAATAACCAATTCTTTGGCGAAGATTTGGTTTTGGCGCATTCATAATTCCGGTATTTTCAATGGTTAAACCCTTACCTGGCTGATAAGAGATTACTTTAGTTGTTTCTCTTATTATTTGGCAGGTAGAACCTGTACCAACCGTGAGATCAACCAGCCCCTGGTATTGATTAAATGAAAAAGTGCTACCTGCACCAACAACTATCGTTGACCATAAATCATTATCCCTATAACGGTGACTTGAATCAAATAAGGTTAAAGGGTTTGAAACCTTTAGCCTTCCAAATGCATCATATAAATTTTTACTTGGTTCATATAAATGAGACATTAGATTATTCTCCAACCATTTCTATAAATTACTGTTAATGAGCCATAATCATAAGCTAAAGTTGCACTATCTTTTCCATCAATTGTATCTGTTCCAGACGGAATTAAAACTATGTAACGGTTGGGACCATTAGAAGCCTGGCCTAATTCATCTTTGATTACATAACAAGTTCCATCCTCAGCATTAACAGGAAGATTGATTGTTACAGAACCAGGATAGTTGACTCCAATATAATAATCGGTTTTTTGGATATTATAAACATTTGAAGTTACGCTTACGGTTGAGTATCTAACTCCACTACTTCCTGGGTCTGCACCTTCCCACTTTTTGGTGTCGGCATTATATCTTAAAAACTTATTGCTAATCTTTACAGAATTTCTGTCTACATCATCTAGGAACTCTAGGCGGGTTTCGCCTCCTCCGCCAAGAGTTGAAAGTTGTTGTTGTATTCTTACTAAAAATAACTGATAATGCTTTTGAAAAGCATCAACAGTCATAAAGGTTTGATCTAGAGGTGTTAATGGATCTTTATTTTTTACTTTGGCCGGCTCAGCAATAAGACCCAAAGAATTTTCATGTAAAGATTGGCTTTCAACTTTAGGCGCAGATTTTACAGCTTTAGCTTTTCTTTTTGGTTTAAATTCTTCACTTAAAGGTTTGACGAAAAAATCATCAAAAGAAGTAGAAATTATTTCTTCTACTTCTTGTTGTTGTATTTTCTTTTCTCTACTTACGGCCTCAAAAAATTTTTTGAGGTCTTTCATTCATCTTCAGAGCCGTTAAATAATGATGCAGATACTTCGGGAACCAATTCATCAATCTTATCTAGGGCCTTTCCGGATAGAATTTGTTTAATTCTATCACTAATTTGAGCCTGTGAATCATCGGCTGCAATTAAATCAAGCAAATCTTGTTCGTCCATTTTGTTATATAATAACTAAGTCTATTTAGATTTCTCCTCCCTTGGGCATTTTTGGTTCAATGGGAACTTTACCAGATTGACCCTTTATATTATTTCCGGCCTGTGAGGCCACTACAGGGGCTTCTGGGGGGCTTACAGGGGCTTCCTGGGGTGCCATATTAGGATCTAACGGTAAACCAGTTTCGGGATCAATCGGGGCATTTGGATCTGGAATAATTCCATCCTTTATCTCCTTACTAATAATCTCATCTTGCTCAATAATTTCTTCATCAGTCTGACGAAGAATTTTCCGGCGTAGATAATCTTGCGAGAAATATCTTCCAACATAAGGTTCTGCCATAGTTACCATATTGAGCCGTTCAGTAAATAGCTCAGATTCCTTAAGTTCGGCAAAGTGATTATCGTATAGGAAATCAAACTGAATGTGTTCAGCCATCTTTTTCCAATCTTCTGGTGTCACAATATTCTTTAGTTGAAGTTGTGTACCCAAAAGATCAATAAAAAGTTGAGAAAATCTCTTGCGCAGTCTCCCCACAAATTTTGTAAATTTAACTTCATCTCTTAGAATTTCAGTTGAACGTCCCAGATTAAAACCGCTATCTCCGCCGATTCTAGTTTCGGGTACGTTTAGCGACTTATAGAGATTTCTTTTGAAATATTCCAAATCAGTTAATTCGCCGAGATTGCTGCCCGCAGGTAAGGTATCAACTTCAGTACCTCTACCGCCTTCGCGTCTTGCAAACCAATAATCTTCCATAAGACTCATAAACTTACGGGAAGAATCAACTTCACCCGTAATATTATTATAGTTCATCTTATTACGATACCTTAACATAACTTCACGCAGGTATTGTTCGGCCTTAGGCTTTGGCATATTGCCCACGTCAATATAGAAGATTCTCTTTTCTGTGCTTCTACTAAGACGATAAATTACAATACTATCTTCAATCATTCTGAGCTGATTGAGAATCTTAATTGCCTTATTGAGATAAGAAAGTGTGGTTCCTTTATTGCGATCAACTAAACCTGATGTGCAATATGCAATGGATTCTTTCGTGAATCTAATTCCCTTTTCTGCTCCGGCTGACATATCTGCAGAGCCAACAGGATAGGTTTGCTTAGGATTATAAACAAAATATTCTTCCAGTTCTGGAAATGCCATTTCATTTGGATTTTGGTCTCCATATATTTTTGGAGCCATATTATCACGCTTTTGCTTTTTGGCTTGTCTTACAAAACGAATCTTCATGGAATCAACATACCTAAGGTCTTGAATTCCTTCAAGAGGTTTCTTGAAGTCAATTAGCTTATGATAATGTAACCTGCCGTCAATATACCAATTTCTAAATATTTCGTGAGACTTTTTATCAAAATCTAACATCTCAAGAATATGCTTAAACTCTCTACGAATTGAGGTTTTTATGCCGTCACTGGCACTAAGATTTGATAATTCAATTTCAACCGGAGAATCATTAGTATCTGAGACAATCGCCTCATTTACAATATCTTCAATTGCAGTATCAACCTCGTGATGAAGTGACATTTCACGATACCGCTTGATTAAGTCAAATTCGGTTCGGTAGACACCTTCAATGTCTACATAAGAACCAAAAAAGCCAGTAGTCAAATAATGATCAGAGCCGTCATCATTATTTGGTGGTACTGGCGATTGTAGATCTTTTATTAATTTCTTAGATTCATCTTCAATAGAAAACCCAAATAATTTAGCCATTATTAATTAATAATTTAACTGAGCTATTTAGCTTAGGTGATTGGAGAATTTACCTGATCAGTGATTCCGGTTGCATTTCCTGCGGTCCAGTGAGTCATATGAAATTCTACAGTAAAAGTTTGAATCTGATCAGTAGAATCCCAGCTTAAATCAATAGGACTCAGATTTGAGGGCCAGGCATTATGAAGAACATATGTACGGATGGGTCTAAAAGTTGAGCCGCTAGTTGCATTAGAAATAGTTGACGATTCAATACCGGTATCATAACCACGACCCAATTGTTTAACGTGAATAGCATTTGCCATATAAGAATCTGGCCGTGTTACGCCGGTTCCAGTTTCCATACGGTTAATTGCATTTGACCATGCCTCAAATGCAGTACGAATTTTGAAATTTTCGTCGTTCATAATTGTAACCGTCCAAGGATCATAAGTTCTATCGCCTGGAACTTTGAGGATTCTGCCTCTAAAATTGACATCCACTGGATTTACATTAGATGCCGGAATTGCTCCACCTTTAGCCATAAATGTAAAGGTTTCATTGTCCCAACCGGGGACAATAGTGGGGAATGCAGGAATGCTAAGCTCAAATAGATTAGCTCGGGCTCCTCCACCAGCAAGTTTGGATTTAAATGCGGTAATCGTTTTTAGTGTTGCCATTTTAGTTCTTAAACCTCTGTGTTAATGTTGTATTGATAAATCAGGCTCGGCCAATCACTTCATCAAAGCTTACTCCATTGCGAGTGGCAACGAAAGTAAGAGTGACGTAGTTGATGGATTTAACCGGTTTTAGATAAATATCAGCCCGGAACTCGTTATTATCAATTACCGCATCTTTATTGTTACTGGTATCACAGATAACCCGGAAATCATAAACACCACCTTTAGCCTGAATGTCTCTTAGGTAGGGTTCAACAATATTGATAAAGTTTGAGCGGGTTTGTTCGGTATTATTTTCAAATAGAGTTGCATTGGCAGTAGAGCCAAGAGCTTGTTCAACCGTAAGAAAGAGTCTACGAACATTAATTCTATCAAATGCAGAGGCATATCCAAGAGCAGTCTTGTCTCCCCATAAAGTAGGCCCGAAACCTGGAAGATTTACAACAGCATTTACACGGGCTGGGTATAGGCGATCTCGTTGGCTATTATCGGGACTATATGCTAGATTGATTGCACCATTAAGAACTCCACGTTGTTGTCCAGCAGGAGAGTTCCAAGGATAGGCAATAATGCTAGTACGGATCATTAGACCAGCAATATCAGGATTGCATGGAATATAACGATAGCGATTATTAAAGCGGTCAAAGACATACTTATAACCAGAATCAAACACCGCGAATGAAGAACTGGATAGTGAGGTAAAGAACTCAATAACATTATTGGTTTGAGCTTCAGTGTCTGTTAGACCAACAACATCGGTTCTATGTGGAGAAATTGTTGCAATACAATCCTTTCGTTGATTAGCAAGTGAAATGAGTTGATTTGCCTTGGCCTGTGAGTCAATCTTATTGATATATCCTGGACCCATAATCAAATAATCCAAGGGATACTTATCCTTATTTGAGAATAGTTGATAACCCGAAATAATCTCAGCCAGAGTTGGCAGCATCCCACCATTAGCCCCGTAATCTTTACCGCCTAAAAGTGAAAAGACCGAATTTCCGATAGAGCTGAAAGTTTTACTTTGAGTGGGACCATTCCATAGACCTTCGGCTACAGTCAGTTTTGTGAACCCTGAGCTAAATCCAGTCGGATAAACGGTTTCATTGTTACTATTATCAGAAGGATTGTCGCCAACATAAACATATGCAGAATTAGCTGCAATATAATCCTTCCAGAAAATACTTTGGGGTGCATTTACAGTAGAACGCGCATCAATAGCCTTGGAAAGATTTAGATGCTTCTCTAGCAAATTACCTTGAATACCAGTAATGTTACCAGTGTCGTCAACAACTACAACGTGAATTGCATCATTTTTACTATTTCTATCTAAAGAATATTGATTAGTAGACGGCTTAGCTGCAACAGACTTCCAGTAAATTGTACTGTTAGTAAGAGGAATCACCTGCTCATTATACCAATCCTTGGCATCAGTGACTGTTGCGATTGCAACATTGGCTCCACTATTGTTTATAATTCTAACGACGTTTGTGGCTAAAAATGAGCGTAGTTGAGAGCGTTCTGCATAGTTTACTTTGGTTTCAACGTTAGCAGAATCAACAACAGAAACAATTTTTACATCAACCGTACTGTTTCCAATACCAGTAACGATTGACTTGAGATAACCATTGAAAAGAGTCGTGGAGCCAATACCAGCAGATGGCTGATTTACTAGTGGTGTGGTAACACCAAATCCGGCAACAACTTGAGTGGCTGCAGCACCAACCGTAAGAATTTGATCAGCTTTATCGTCAATAATTGCAACCTTTAGATTATTTGCCCATTCCCCTGGCGTCTTGGCTGCAAAAATATATGTCTTTACGTCATCAGTGTGATTGAGGCTGTAATCTTGAAAGTTTTTAATTTTTAGGTCAACTTGACCGACAGTTGAAACGCCAACATTATCGTGCCTAGAATTGGCATTAACTAAATTACTACCATTACACCGAATTACGTTTAATGTTCCACCGTATGATAGAAAAGAAGCCGCAGATAGCCAATACTCGTATTGTGCATCTGTATTCTGGGGTTTACCGAAAACGTTAATTAAATCCTGCTCGGTTCTAACATTTACGGCTTCCTCTACTGGGCCAATACTAAAAGGACCGACGATTGCTCCAATATTGTCAACAATATTATCTACCCGTCCAACAGTTTGGTCAACTTCTCTAATGATATAACCGGGAGATAGTTGCGGAGTCGCCATATTTTATGCCTGTCATTAAGTCTTATTAGTATTTATATTATTGTTCATTTAAGAGGTATTTAATAGTTATATTCCCAGAAATAAGAAGCCGCATCATCATTATCAGCAGTAAACCATACGTTTCCATCCACATCGGTTGTTCCATCCTTTGCAAGAGAAAGGTATCTTTCGGTTATTTCTGGTAAAAGTTCGGCTGCTGGGGCAAACCCAAATGGTAAGCCTTCATTTTCCTCCATCTCTCTTTCGTGTTCTTCTCTTATATGTTTACGAATATCAGTTTCTGTCATTTCTTTAAAATAATCTTGAGTGACAATCCAGGAGAAGAGAACTAAACACATTACAAGGTCGTCATTTTTACCTTCTTCTGCACTAAAGCTATTATATCTCGATACGAAAGTAGTAAGTTCACCGTAAATATCGGAATCTCTAATTAATAGCTTATCTTCTTCGATGAATTGTTTAAGACTCATGCAACCTTTACTTTTAACTGGCTTTGACATTTTAATGCCATACTTGACTCCTTTACCTGAGAAATTTTGACCCGCAACTTGACCACCTCTACCTAAAGTTTTAGTCTGAATTACATTTGGATACCCATATTCATTGTGTAAAATGTCTGCAACGTGTGCATCATTATTGATTTCACATAATACATAAGCATTGTTATACGCCCTAGCAATTGGCTCAATAATATCTGGAAATCTCAGAGATGGGATATTATTATTTCTATATTTTGCGACAACTCTATAAGGTATTTGGGTTGCATCAAAAACAATAAAGGCTGAATAATCTAATTCAATTCCCTCTGCAATATCTACAGTTATTACATAGATTTTATCTGGTTGTGGTTCTTCATATACATCCAAAAGTTCCTGATTGCGTATTGGATGATCTAAAACCATATTAGATAGTTTTGCACCACTAATGAGTGTATCAGATGAGCCTAAAAATGCACACTCGTATTCTGCGTCCCAACGAGACTGACCAATATTTGCAATGGTCTCCTCTTTAAATGCGTTATCATATTTGTCTTGCCAATAAACTCTCATAGGAATATAATTATTCACCTGCTTTATTGCGTCATCCCACATTCTATAATAATGATTCATACCCGCCGGGGTTGAAACTATTATAACCTTTGATTCTTTACCAGATGTAATAGTTGGATAGACCGAACTCATAAATTCGTCTGCAACTTGGTGAGGTACGAAAGCAAATTCATCAAGAAAGATAATATTATAAGAACCACCCCGCACGGATGATGCCGAAGTTGAGGCTGAAAAGATTTTAGAACCGTTTTCTATTTCCAATGATGCTTTATTCCAAGAAATAACACCCTGTTGGAGCCATTTTGGAAGATTTTCGTAACCTTTCTGTAATCTACCAAGAAGCTCTTTGGCCGTGCTTGCTTTATTTGCGAGGACTGCAATATTTACGTTATCATTAAAAATTGCATAGTGAAGTAGAAAGGATACCACTGCAGTAGATTTGCCAACTTGACGAGGGCATAACACGATATTGAATCTGTTAGCTTGAAATGCCGATAGCATCCGCTCTTGAAAAGGATACATATTGAAATTTTGCAACCCGTGGTCAAGGGTCACAATTTTCATATATTTCTTTGCAAAATAAATGGGATCCAAAGAGCATCTAGTCAATTCTTCTAACTGCTCTACGGTGAGATTAACTCTAGTGTTTGCTTTCTTTAAGAGCGGATTACCAAGATAATGTTCTTCAGCCATAATAAGCGAAATTATTGTATTCTATTTATCGGCACTTCCAACGGCGTCTTGCTGCTCTTCCCCTCGCACGGTTCCAACCTCTAGAACGACTACAAAATCTCTTACGACGTTTTGCTGCCTCACTTCCAGGTTTAACATCTCCGGTTACAGGTGCCTTAAGATTAGATCCGGTTTCTCTATTATAACGGTCCCTCCCCTTTTGGGTTAACCCACCACCTCTTGATACTGGAAGTTTTTCACCCCTACCTACAGATAGACTCGGCCCATCTTCATTTAAACCATTACGTTTTTTGTCAAATAACTTATCATCATTTCTCAGCTTGGTTATAGTTTTATTATCTTCACTATTTTCCCATGGGCAAGGTTTATCTTTTGGTTTTTCTGGTTCTTTAGGTTGAGTTTCCTTTGACTTTCTAGAATTTTCAATGCGCTCTTTTCTTTTCGCGGTTTCTCGTTCTATTCGCCTCTTGTTTAAATTATCTCTAATTCCATCTAAGAATCCTTCATCTATAATATCTGCCTCTTCGCCAATTGTTTTATTATTGAGTAGATAATTTTTTGATTGCTTATTTGGAACTTGAATTAGGGGTTGGCCAACATTTTGACTACCCAATTTGTAGTTTAATACCTTTGCATCGGGATAAACCTTAAGAAGGGCATCTGTAACCTCTCTGCGATTTGGAACTCTAACTTGAGGAAAGAATAATTGAGAAGACATCATCTTTCCTCTCCACGAGAAAAGAATCTGCATTACTTGACCATTTTGAACGGGCAGCGTGGCCTCTTTGACGCAATTTGGAACAGTTTTACCACTCTTTTTCTTGGTTCCGATCATTTCATAGCCATCCCAGCAGGGATCTTTTTTCATTTTTTTGACTTCGGAAATAAAATCAAACTGAATATCATTTAGAAGATCTGCAACTGCCGTAGATTCTGATTGAGTATTCTCCATCTTCTTCAATCTACTATAATAATCAGGCTTTTCGGCAAGATGTTGTAGGGCTATTCCTTCGGCTTCTTCTTTATTATTGGTATGCTCTTTTTCAACTTTGGTTCCCATCTTCAACTGGTTCTGTATTTTTTCTACAGAAACTCCATGCTTTTCGGCAATTTTTTGAACACTTCTTACGGGTTTTGAGTCAGTTTCTTTCTCTTCGGGGTTGCTTGCATCCTCTTCATATAGTGAATTTAATATTTTATCAACGACTGACTCTTTAGTAAATTTAGGTAGAAGTGGTGTATTTTTTGTCACTTTACTAATATTGGATAGCTTACTTGTTGGAATATTTCTGACCGCCTTTGTACCTGGCTTGGGTTTGGAGTTTTTATGTTCTTCTGGATTAATTTTAAAGGAGGATTCCTCTATGGGTTCACCAGTATTCATATATTGAGCGGCATCGGTTGTATAATCTGCTGCTCTGGTAATTTTGGATTGAATCCAGGCGGGAATTTGTTGATCTTTGGACTTAATTTTGGATTTTAATAGTCTAATATTCTTCTCAATAGTTTCTAATTCAACATTGGACATATAACCTTCAGTATCTTTCTTCATTTAATTTGAATAATAGAGAGCTTTTTAGTATTTATGTTTCTTCGCTAAATTGTTTCTTTATCATCTTTAATGCCTCTGCAGTTGTTCCGGTAAAAACTACATTATTTGTAGTAACACTTGATGGGCCTTTAGGTCTGATGTCTTCAATATCCTTCATCTTTTGTTGAAGATTGATCAATTTGTCAGCAGCATCTGAAACACTCTTAATAAGGTGGCCAACTACCTCATAGCCTCTGGCTGTATCAAGTTCTTGAGCGAGTTCTAGAGCATTTTGAATAGCCTCTTGGCCCTTTTCTATAATACTATAGTAATTTTCTCTTGAATACTTATAATCGGTTTCAATATCTGTGACTGTTGGTTTTGCCACTGGCTCGGATTTAACGATCTCCACCTCTACATCAACCGGATTTGCAATGTTAAAAGTATCATTTAATTTGGTAAATTTTTGAGTCCTAGTCATCGTTTTTCTCCTTAAAACTTATTAAATGTAAATCCAAAACTATCATCATATGGTATTAAGGAATTGTCTTCTAAAGTAATTCGTTTGACCTCAGAACCATTTGGATGAACTTTTATTGTAGTTCCATCTTGTCCCCTCTTCACTTTTATTTTATTATTATCCTTACTTTCAACTAGCATTTCCTCGTCATCAATATCAATATAAGAATTTACTACTATATTGCTAGAATTTAAAACTTCAATAACCACATCGGTTATTGAAACTTCTTTCGTTAAAGTGGTTTCAACAATACCTGTATAATTTTGAATTGCCCTTGGGGTACTCTCTAAAACTGCATCTCTAATGGGGGATTTGGTTAATTCTCCGGCAACAAGTCCAATAGAAACTTTCTTGATTATTTGGGAATCTAAAGATTTAGATGAAACTGGACCAAAAATAAAAGTTTTTACTGTAAATTTTAAAGTATAAATGAGGGCACGCCTTTCTCTGAAATCACCTTCATAGGTATCTGAGGTTGAGATATTATCTAAAACAATATCTAAATCTCTTTTCTCGGTTATTGAATCTAATAAGGTAACACTGACCTTTAAATTTGGTTGAAAGTATGGTAAAATTTGCTCAACAATTTGGAACATATCATCACTGTGTTGTGTCATTATGCTCAGCTCATAATTAATATTATAAGGTGCCGGCATAAATGTCATTCTCATTGCATTATTATTAATATCTTTAGAGCAAAAAGAAGTAGTTGTAGTTACCTTTCGGGAAGAATCATAACTTATGCCAATCAATTCATATGACATCCTAGGCAATGTAATTTGAATGGGTTTATTGAGATCCGGTACTTCTTTTAATCTGGCTAAAAACTTTTGAGTTGGTCCATATGCAATTGGGACCTTTCCTTTGAAAAAGATTTTGCCTTCTTCATTTCTCTGCTGTATCTGAATATTATTGAAGAGTGTGCCAAAAATTATACTAGCTTTACGGATGGTTTCGTTGTAAAAATAATCAAACATTAGAATTCGCCGAATGGGTTTTTAATTGTAAAATCAATTATAGTTTTAGATTCTTCTTCAATATCTATGTTATCTGCATATTTATCTGATATATTGTCTCCATAACTTGGAATTTCAATTTTGTAAGTAGCACCACTTTCTTGGCCAGTTATAGTCTCACCTTGACCAAAAGTTCCGGTTGGATTAGAAAGTTGTAGAATACCTGAAGGCTTATCCCAACTTTTGACTCTTGCGGTTATACTGGATGCACTACCGGTAACAACCTCATTATAAATGTAAGTTCCATAGCCAACGAATACTGGATCGGATATGACAACTATGGGTGCTGTTGTGTATCCTAACCCAGCATTGGTTAGTTGAATTGAGGTTATTTCGCCATTTTGAACATTTGCCTTTGCCACTGCTGGTTGTGAAGAAATCCCAACAAATGAGACTGTAACTATTCCAACATAACCGCTTCCACCATTAGAAACACTGATAGAATTAAGAACGCCATCGCCTAATGTTGCTAATGCCTCAACACCCGAGCCGCCGCCACCATTGAATAACACTGAAGGTGGTGTGGTATAGCCAAATCCTGAATTTATTATATTGACAGCCTGAACTCTTAACTTATCTGGATCTGGACCACATATGTCAACAATACCACCAATCATTTCAGCAACACCTGTTGCGGTTTGACCGTTAGCCGGGGCAGTTCCGAATGTTACAGTTGGAGAGGTGCTAAATCCGTAGCCTCGGTTTAGCATCGTTACAAATCTAACTCCACCATTTACAACATTTGCGGTTGCTATTGCGCTTGAACCGGAACCAACCATTACATAAGATTGAATGAAACCTTCATTCTCAACATTATCGTCAATGATATCAATATTTGTATTAATGACCTCATTCTGATAACGAAATAGTTCACAATTAAGACTATAAGTATATGTTTTTCCTAACTGATAAAAGGGCTTTTCGTGCTCAACAAATTTTATCTCAAAGATTCTGTCACCCAATGGAAAATATATTAAATCACCTTCTTTGGGTCGGGTTGACAGTTCAACATTTGGAAGTCTTTTTATTAGCGGGGCAATATATGTTTCAAATCTTTCTCTGGAAATAGTTATAGTTAGGTCATTCATCGGTTGAATGCCAAATTTGGTCATTAAAGTTCCAGCCCCTTCATAACCATCATAAGTTTCAACATATGCTTCTATAGGATAGGCATTATTAAATTCCGACTCAATAACCTCACGAATCACACGCTTTTTTGTGAGATAAAATCTCGGTAGATAGAAAACATCTACGCCGTAGATTTTAATAGATTCGTTGATTAGATCCTGAAGGAACCCTTGTTCTACTTTTGAATCGTTATGAAAGAAAGGATTGAGCATGATTAACCGATAAGGTCAAATGGTGGCATTTCATAGTCATACGTCATTCTTTCCATTATATTGTCAATTTCTCGTTGTGCATCGTCATAAATCTGACGGCCATTAAATTCTACTCCACCAGGAAGTTTCATTCCTTGATATTTAATCAAGTTTTGGCCCCATTGGCGTTTGATAATGGCGGTTGCATATCGTTTGACAAATGAATCATTCCACACCTTATCAGATTCAGAAGGATCCATTGCCCTATAGCAATCAATAACGATATAATTGCCGACATCAACATCGGACCAATTCATATCAATATACAATTTATCGCCTCTTTTATTAAATCTAACGACTTTTTCCGGATTCAAAATCCAATTAATATCTTCAAGATACCTTTGAACCATCGTATAAGAAAGGAGTTCCATTGAACCCCAATAATATAGATCATTTAGAAATAGTTGATACTTGATATTGAAAAGGCCACTAGAAAGCGTACTTCCCATAGAAAAATTAAATATCTTATTGACTCCAATTATATGTGGAGGAATCTTAATATAATTTGCTGTCTCTGAAAAATTGTAACCGTCAATTGATGTTGTTGCAATTCCAACTGGTCCCTTAGATCTATCAATATCTTCTTGTCTTATTTGATATTTGAGGTATGTTTGTATAACACCATCAAAATGACGCTCTTGAAACAATTGTAGAGCATCATCAATCAAATCATCTAGTTGTTCATCTGCAATAGCGATATTAATTACGGGAGCACCCAACTGCCTTAGGCAATAGTCAATTAATTGTTGACGGGAAGCGGGTTTTGCCATTATTTTAAAATGAGCACTACTACTATGTATAAAGGTTATTGAAATTTACTTAAAACTGTTTTTAAAAGATCTTTTATTTCAGTCATATCTTCCTTTAGAATATCAAGTTCTTCTTCAATCTTTTCAACTTTAGTTTGTTGAAGTTTTTTAATTTGTGCTGCTAATAAGTATTTTTCATACTCACTTCTATTTTTATTCAATATGGCATTAGATTCTGTATCCCTAATTAAATCAGGGTGTCCTTCAATTTTAGAATGCTTCATTAATAGGATCCAGCTAGGGCAATAACTCTCAGGTCTTTAATTCTTGGTGGATATGCTTGATTAGTAGAAGAACCAACTAATTTAATACTATAATATCGGAAAGTCGGTAGATTGTCAACTGTAAAGACGTATTCTTTATATTTAACTTGGTTTCCTACAAATCCAAGAGAATCATCTTTAATGATTTTAATATCAGACACACCACTATTTTTTGATGGATCTATAACTTTATTATTAGAATTTAGATTATCATAACCAGGAAACGGATAATATACCAGGGCTACATCTTTAGTATTAGATACAGAATATAAACATTTAATTTCGTTGAATACGTTAATGTGGCCAGTTAAATAAACTTTAATTGCATTTGCGGGCAATTCAAGTTCAATTGGAACATTTGCATAAAAAAATGCTGATGGGTCTTCTCTTAGAGTTGATACTCTATCATCTGTGACAAAATCTGTAATTAAATTGTCAACCCTATTAGAGGTGAAACTCATTGCAACTCTCTGGAGTTCAATAGCCGGAGACACGTAAGAATTTTGTGTATTCAATTGCATATTGAGTGTTAGTGACTTGTTGCCAATAAGAGAACTTAAATTCTGATTTTCGTTCACTTTGGATGCCACAATTCTTGTGGAATTTAAATAATTATTTTCATTTAGTATAATGTCCGTAAACCCAGAATCAACATATGACAACTCGTTACCACCGATGCTCGTCCCGGTTACAGACCGCATTTTTGTGGATATATTTGTTTGAGGTATTACTACCACATCTACTATGGGATGAACGATCTCAAATGGAATATTTTGAGTAGCCTGAACCTTGGTGCCACCGGCAGATTTTTCCAAATTGAAGAACAATCTACCCAAAGAAGAACCCGAACTCCTATCAGTCAGTCCCTGGGGCAGGGTTGGAGTGGTTGTGGTATTAGTAAAATCTATTTTAAGTTTATAATAATCTAGCCCAATTGAATCAGGTTCGGTGGAATTGCTTAGAATATGTTCTTTATTTATTCTTCTTAATGAAACGCCATTTAACTCGTATTTCATAACTGGTGTCAAGGTGGCATATTGACTTGCTAAAGTCTGGTCTATTTGACGAGTGATTCCCGTTAAGTTATTGCCAGAGATTCCGGTGTATGCAATAATTTCTTGTCCTATTAGGACATATCCAGGATTTGAAACCGATACGGCTACATTCTCAAATATCGTAAAATTAGATGAATCTTGAATTGCGATATTTCCGGTCGCAGTGTTTGTATAAACGGTTGTTAGCTTTGTGGCATTTACGTCACTGGAAACACCTCTTAAAATTACTTTATTGACGTTGGAGTGCATACCATGATTTTTGTGAGCCACTTTAATGTGTTCTCCATTTTCAACTACCACTAAACTGTTAGGATATGCTTTAGTTGAATTTGAAAAATAAATATCACTTGTCACACCAGAGTTATTGACATATGTTAGGGTATTCGCTAAATTTCCGGTTGAAAATTCTCCTTGAACATTATTGATTATCAGTTCGTTGACTCCCGCTACACTTTGAACTGAAAGTTGTAAATTTAGTCCTAGACTTGAGCTACCAATTTGGGGTGCAGTTAAAACGTCTCCAATTAAATAACCATTTCCACCACTAAGAATTGTGGCGCCAACTGCAGCTACTGAACCGTTTGTAATGGTAATATTTGCGGTTGCATTTCTTCCGCTACCTGTTAGAGGTGATAACGGGACGTTATTGAAGGTGTGTGTACCCGATGATGGCGTATAACCTATACCCGCATTGATAATTCCTAAAGTATTTGTGGCAGACCCAGCCGCTCCAACATAATTACCTCTACCCGTTGAATTAGCCTGAGTTACAGTATTTCCTGGAGTTATATTAGATGCAAGTGTAGTAGCACCTAACCCAATTCGGATTTGTCTAGAATTTATTTCTATAGGATTATTAACTAAATTTGCAATTTGACGATTTCCAATTGAAAGTTCTGGATTGTAAAAATTAATATCTCCAACTGATGATTTAAAGTTAGCTCTATAGAGAGTAAATTTTAGATCATCGCTTTGAATTGGTGTCCAAGTTGTTCCATTTTGTGATTTAAAGAGAGAGCCAGAAAGGGGCTGCTTTGTGACAAAAATACCGCTAGTGGAGCTGGACACTAAATCCTTTTCAGTTAATCTTGAAATGTGAACAAGATATTGATCGGAATTTGATAGCAAACATATACAATGAAATTCATCACCTTTTAGGTAGACTGGAGAGTCAAACGTAACCCTAGTTGCCAAAGACCCATCATTAGAAGTTGAAATTTTATCCGGGGTTAAGACTACTTCTGAATGGCGATATACCGAATCTGTTGGCAACCCATACTCTAAAGGACGCAATTGAATGGTTACGGGTAAATCTATGTCCTTACTATAGAAAAATAAATCTAAAGATGTTACAAAATAACCACTATTGGGCTTAACATAAAAAGATTGGGCAATAGGATCTACTAATTTCATTTATTTTTCTAATCTTATATTCTATTTATTTACCGGCGAGGCGCCTGGCGGCAGCGTTTAGTTGATTTAGGTCGGAGACGCTATTAATCTTTTTAATTCCGGCTGCGGCTCTCAACTGCGTAACACTAAATGATGTCCCGTTTCGTGAATTAATGCTATCAACCAATCGCTGTCCTTCGGCAGATTCTGTAATATTCTTACTGCGAATATCAATAACCCCATCTCTCCATGGTTCTGGGGTTTGCACAGTTGGCGGTGGCGCCGGAACGGCAATTTGAACCACAGGTTGAGTATATTGGGGTGGGTTTGGTGGAGTTTGAGGGGGTTCATTCCTGACTATATTTTCCTCAATAGAGTTGAGTCTACCTGAGGAGTAATATTTTTCCTCGGAAAAGGTTGTGGCAACCCCATCAATTAATGAGTTTGTGGAACTATTTGTCAGTCTAAAAACTCTCGTCCCACTCTCAAATGATGGATTTTGTGGTATATTTCTATCTGGAATAAACATACAGCCGATAGAGTCGCCAGAGCTATCAGTTAATATTTTTATGTCAACGTTAACTCTAGCCTCTGCACCAGAAGTTTGCCCCTTAAGAGTCATACCAGAATCAATATAACCACCAAAATTTCCTTGAACCATATTAGCCAGACTATACGTGTCAACATTCAAAACCGTGCTGGTAGAAGAATAGTTTTCCGGAACAAGTCTATCAATTGAATAAGGATTTTGTTTGTATGTCACGGTTGGACTATCGTAGGGGCCAAATTTATGATTGCTCTTTGCACACCTAAACCTAATTTGCGCTCCAGTATTAACGTTAGTTCCCGCAATAACTTCTCCATGATTAAACGTTCCACTAATCATGGTTATCTCAATTAGTTTGGGAATTATGAATCTATCAAATGACCTACCGTCAAAATATGAATATAATCTAGTAAATGGTTTTAATCTCTTTGCCGTAAATTCAATATTTCTAGAGCGAAGATACGGTACGATCTGGCTACTAAGAAGGGTGTTACCTCTAGCCCAAATGTTAGATACCGCATTCCACAAGACTGGATTTAGACCAGTTTGCTGGTCATATCCTAATGCTAAAAGTTGCTGAGGTGTTGGAGTGTAGTTAGAGATTGCTGTAACAACTTTAGTTGAAACTGTTACTTGATCTGCCCATACATCTGATGAGGGATATAGTATAATAGTACCACTAAAGGTATTATTACGATAAGAAGCAACATTGTCAACTCTAGTTGAATATGGTTGGACGAGTTCTACAACCTCATCGTAATCTAAGGTGAGGAGTTCTCCGGTCTTTTTGACATTTGAACCTATTAGGTCATTTGAAAATCTTAGGTCTACGAGAGTATCTGCAACTGTTCCGATACCAACGATGGAATTTGATGCAATAATGAGGTCCAATTCTGTAGTATAATGACTAGGACGAAGTTCTTTATTGTCAATATCAATACTATTTTTTATAATAGTATCTTTTTGTTGATTGGATGTTGTTGTGAAATTATCAACAAAGAAACCAGACTTAAATCTATTCAGACCAGATTCATCGGGAATAAAAAGATTAGAAGTGTCTGTTTCCAATAAAGTCAAAGATGTGTAGTATTCTAAGCTTGAAATTCTATCTTCAAGATTCTTAATATCCACCATTCGGTATCTCTTGTGAGATACGAGTTCAACATTTACTCCCTTATTGTCACAAAGATATGCAGGTAAATATATTGATGCAATTTCCAGAGCACCATCTACGGAATTTGGTGGTTGCGGTAGTTCCGCTGGAACACCGGTTACTAATTGAATTTGATTGTCTTTGGTTAAAAATAGTTTATCATAACGGGGCAAATAGAATGAATAATCAAGACTAATAGATTCATCTGAGGCTAAAATATTTTTGGGATTAGCTGAAATGTTAGAAAAATCTCTACCTAAAAATTCAAACGGTGATCTAGAGTTTTCTGTGATGTTATACTGAGAGACTCTGGGTCTTACGTCTATAATATCAGAAAGCGGAATTCCATCAACTTCTTGTAGATCACAATAATCAAAATTGGCATAAGAGTTTGCTGTTACAATGTCACCTACATCTGAGTTTAAATAATTAGCAGACTCAAATACTACCGTTATTCTTTTATTGGGCTCCTTTACATTCGGACTTCTTGTAATTTTTGAATAATCATAAATTGTTGATTGCTGTCCAGATTCAAATATAAAATGTGATGTTATGTTAGAATCACCGCTCTCGTTTGATACAATACTCGCGGAGGCGCCAGTCTCCTGGAACGTAATGGTTTCATTCACCACAAAACTGGAGGAATTTAGATAAACAAAATTAATTTCCAGGTCATTAACTGCCCTGACGTAAATTCCAACGGCCTTAGATAATGATCCAATAAATCTTTCACCAATAAGAAAGTCGCCTGTTTTATTTGTTTGACCGGTAATAGCGGATAATGTTAATTTTGGTAAAGACGGGGAATTTATAGTAGAAGATTCAAATACTCCATAAATTTTAGTAACATCTGGAGAAAGTAAACATATATCTTTATCTTGAACTCTTGAGCCATATGGATAATTACCATAGGTTAATCCATCATTCAGTGAACTGATGCCTATACCAGATGTATTATATTTGGATTTGTCAAATGTTACAATATTGACCCTATTTTTATATTTTACTTTTTCTTTAATATTTACTCTTCTTAATGTTGCAATAAGTCTTGCAGTTGAATTACTACCCAGACCACTTATAGTCAAAGTGGACGAACCGCTACCATATGAGAATTTATCTGGACTAAGTGTCTCGGTGGAACCATCTTCTCTTATTAAGACATAGCGTTCCTCATCAAATGGTAAGAAAGTCTCATTTACATCTGCCGAAATCGGACCAACAGCATTAGAGGAAATATTAACATCAAATTGCCTTCTGATTACCAAATTAGATTTTGAAAGATTTACATTTGATACTTTTTCTTTCGGTAATTTTGTGTAAAGTGTGTTATCTTGAGACTTCGTAAACCTTGAAGACAGGATCGTAAAATCAGACGGATTAATTGGTATTGACGGAAGTTTACCGTCACAGATTCCAGTAACCGAAGAAACGCCGACAACCGATAAAGATTTTGAGTTTACTTTGGTTACTTTTGCAAATGTGCTCGTGGTCAATCCTGGAGAGGTGAATGCAACAATATTTCCAACATTTACTACGCCAACAAAGGTATCAGTTGACCTTGATACTGTTGAGATGCCACTACCAGTATCAACCGCACTTATAGATACTTGTCCAATCGGTAGAGTTGAATACTGCTTAACATCAGCAGTAAAGGTGAATGCTGTACCAACTACACCGTAGACTGACTTTACATCGCTCAACGAATATGCTGTGACTGCCGTAGACACTCTAGTATTTTCTATGCCGTTAAAGACTAACCTTTCTCCGACCGCAAATGTTCCTTTAATATCATATGCGGTTACAATTCCACTATTTCTGGAATCATATCGTAGAAACCCGGTTGCACCACTAGATTTTCCTACAATTTGACATGGGATATTATAGAGAGTGCTACTATCTAAATTTTGGTTAAGAGTTATTTCAGAGTATGACTGAACATCAAATAAAGAAATGTCCCATTCGTTTAAATTTGGGTTGGCAGAAGAATAAGAACCAGATTCAAGAGCAAAATCATAAACCCTGGCTAGGCCGATCTCCTTTCCGGGAGCTATTGATTGAATATTCCCAACTCTTGAATCGCGAAGACTTAAAGTGTAATTAGTTGAAATGCCAATTGTTGGCGAACCATATACTCTATTGAGAGTTAAACTTGAGCCAGTATAGTAAATGAGTTCCTGGTTTTCAAGTAACTTGGTAGTTCTTGGCTTTTTAAAATCAATAAAAGTGGGGCTTATGGTTTTGGTTTCGTATCCTTGAACATAAGCCTTTAGTGGTGAAACTTGGTAGATACTTAATGCTTCACTGGGAGTATTTCCATTATAAGTTACTTCTGATGCGTCATATATTCCATCGTTACCTAAAAGGTCATTTAAAGATTCACTAATAGAAACGGAAGGTGGGTTTACATAATAATTACCAGATTCATCAAAAGTTCTTTTTGCAAATTCTTGTTCTAAAATATTATAAGACGAAACTTCTTGAGTTGATACTAGATTACCATCTCTGACTTCTAAAAGTTGAACAAAATTACTGGGCTTGTCGTCATCGGTACTATACTTTGTTAAAATTAATTGAATAGAGAACCTGTCTGCGCCAGGAGCAGTATAATTAGGAGAACCATTGGCATTATCAAGAAGTTCAATTTTTTCATCGGATCCAATGATGGTTTCTTCAACGAAAAATCCAACTTTATATGATGCTATATTTGAATATTGCTCTAAGAGTAAAGTTTGCCTGTAGACATTTACAAAATTTCCTCTAATAAAATAAACTCCATCTGAAACAGTAACCGAGGAAGCAACAGAATTACAGTTGCTTGCTATAGTTGCCGCGATTGTTTCGCCTTCAGTAAAAACTACAGTTTCCCCAGTTGAAATGGTTACATTTGCAGATGTTTCTAAAGTAATTTCTTCGTCATCGGCAAAAAGTTCTACGATACCATTGGTGGAATCTGAGCCAATATATTTAATATACAGTGAAGCGTTGCCTCTTATCGACTCGTCTTGTGTTTTAATTAATATAACCGTAGCTCTAATGCCACTAGTCTTACCTTTGATAGTCTTACCAATTAAAAGCGGAATATATGATGATACTGAGATTCCGTTATAAGAATTTTGGAGTTCTACTACATGAAGATTGTCATCGTAATCAATATTGCCGGGAATTACAATTGAACCTTCTTTAAAGATATGACTCCCGAATTTTTCAATTTGGTTCTGTAAAATTGACTGCAGGTTATTAACTTCTCTTGCCTGGACGGGTTTTGACGGCTTAAAAAGTACCCGATGATAATTATCTTTAGGATTAAAGTCGTCGTTATATGGATTAATATTTAAATTCGTTTCCTGGGGCATTTGGAGTTAGAATAGCAAAATTACTTTAACGTCTTCTTGTTGGTTAACTGATCTAGGTGTAGATGGTCTATTATCAACGTGAATAATATCTCCAGAATATTTCTTTACTTCAGGATTTGATAAGCCATTCGTAAAGTTTTGCCCTAGATAATTATTATTTATTGTATTGTAATCACCGTTAAAGGTGCTATCAATAGGTATTACACTTGATCTACAAAATAAATTCAAGGAACCACCAGTTGCCGGGGTAGTAGTAAATTCGTTCACATTGAAACCATAAATCGGCGAAGGATTTTGGGTTCCATTTGTATTAAACCCAACCATAGAGCGATCTTGCCAGTATTTTAAGACATTATTAGTATAATCAAATGCCGCAACTCGTCCAACCGCAGTGGCGCCAATTCCAATAGTTTGAGTAAATGTTGCATTTGCCGGGAAAGTATTAGAATTGTGATTAGATCCTGAGACCTTAATTGCATAAAGCGCACTTGCTCTATCTACATTTAATAGAGTGGAAGATCCATTAGTTTGAGCATTTTTTACGATACCAAATCTTGCAGTCTGGTTTCCCACAATAAAATCTGGATTTAAGGTGTCATTTTCAAATCTAGTATATAGAATGACTCGTGTGGAACCCAATTCTCTATAGATGTCATAACCATGACCACCTTTTGGTGGAATAATTACATTAAATATTGGGGCAGTTGTTCCAACTTGAATATTAGCAGAACTTAAATCAACAGTTCCATATGTATATCCAGATCCACCTTTCGTTACGGTAATAGAATCAACTTTTGAATCATTATTTATCACAATTGTAGCTTCGGCTCCAGTGCCATCGCCTTTAATTTGAACCTTAGTGATAGCAGTGTTTGGAGTTCCTACTGCAACACCCCTATTGGTAATTGTAACAACTTTTAGTTGACCGCTATTCGTGGCATTATTTCTTAATGATGAATATTCTGAATTTGTTTCCCAATCTAAAGGAACTGGAATGTAATTTGTGGTTACAAATTTAATAATGTCGCTTGGTTTAATCGTGTAGAGATATTTCCAAATATAACCATCAGCCCCATCACCAGCACCTCTTGGCTCTAAATCTATAAAAGTTGGTTCATTCAGTGAGGGTCTTCCATTGGGATTTTCGGGGTCGGTGCCATTAAACAGACAAATGTAAACTTTATAATCATCATTAACAACATAATAGTTTGATGAATATAGTGATGTTGCACCCGAAGGTTTGGAGACATTTGTTCTGGTAATATCATTACGATACATATCATAAGTCGTGCCAGGCGTCCAAGATGATCTTTTAACCGCAAGTCTGGCATTATTAGCGGTAATTTTCTTAAGAGCAATCATTGTATCCCAATAATCGTTCTCTTGGTCAAAGCTATCTTTCGGAGCTGGAGGATTTGTATTCCAATCAGATTGATAATCTGTCGCATTAGGTAGACCAATAAAAGTATAATATGTATCTTTACCGGTAGACACCGAATCTACAAAATTCTTTGCTAGAGATATTCTATGTTGTTCTGTAATTATTGCAGACATATTATTCTTTTTAGCTATTTATGTGTAATTTTTAGATTTCAAAGGATTAATACGTTTCACTATAGGTGAGGTATTTATTCCAGAAATTCCATTATTGTAGACAGTAAACTGATTTGTGATTCCATTTGGTATTGTAATTCTACCCCAACTATAGGTGCCATAGAAACTTGTTGAACCGAGACCGATAATGTTGTTATTATCCACCGAGGTAGTAACTCTGACGATAGATGTAATTCCAATACCAGAAACAAATGTGCTAGCAACAGATACCGATGCAACTTTATAAACGTTATCAAGATAAGAGGTGCCGATTGAAATTAGGGCGCCAGACTCATCTAGAGAGGTAATACCATTACCAAGATAAGAGGTTTTAACTGCAAAATAATAGCCGGTTTGAATACCACTAACTGTAATTGCAGAACCGACAATATTAGAGTCTCTTAAAAAGGAATCCTGGGGAATATAAAGATTAAATATAAGAGCCGTTGATGCAATTCCAACGGATGTTTTTCCTATGCCAGAAATTAGGCCAAAATCGCCCTCGAAATTGCTTGCGGTAACATCTTCAAAAATGCCTCTAGGTGGTTCAATTAAAGCATTTGGTGGAGAGGTAAACGTGTATCCGGCACCAGGAGAGTTTATCGTGATTGAACTTATAGAACCCGAAGAAACCGATGCGGTAGCATATGCTCTCGCAGTAGTGGTCATACCAACTGGAATTGGAAACGAAATTTCCGGAGGAGAGATATAGCCGGCACCTCTATCAACAATTGTTATAGAACTAATCGAGCCGGAATTTGATACTGTTGCGGTGGTTATAGCAACTCTAACTTGATCTTGAGATACAATTCTTAATTCATTTCCGTAATTTTGAACGGTATTTTCCCTCACGTTGTCAAAAATTGTCTTAACATTTTCAACAAATAGTACACTCGTATTAATTCCAGCCGTCTTAATAAGATTCGTGGAAGGTTCTATAATTTCTCCATAAATCTCTCTATTTTTCGCGATTTCAGTTTGATTAATGAAGAGATCTTCGGTTTGCATTCTCCATCTAAGGGGTCTAATATATGTTTCATCCTCGGAGACGCCTGGACCAGTATAAGCAATCGTATTAACCGTATCGGAGGATAATATTGCCGAAACTAGCCTATCAGTTTGGTCATAGTTAAAATCGTCTTGTAAGCGGACTAAATCACCGGGTTTTATTGTCTCTAAAACATCAACATCAGTTACATCAGTTTCCCCGGTTCCACGATAGAATAAAATTGAACAGGTATAATCTTCTTTGGGGGCTTCACTAAAAGTTAGGAAACTGCTACCAGTAATAGTGTAACCCTCTCCCGGATTTTGTAGAATACCATTTACGAAAACTAAGAATATATTGTTGATGTCAATCAATGAACCAAAGTTAGTTCTAATACTTCTCAATTCATTGTCAATTTTAATGGGGAAAGATCTCCTAACTCCATCAAATAAATTTTCAATTGAGTCTATGAACTGCAATTCCCCAAATGACCAACCGGAGAATGTATTATTGTAAATTTCGTCCACCAAAATCTTAAAGTCTGAATATTGTGGTCCGGCTGGGGGTGGAATTGTTACAGTAGGTATTCCCACAGTACCACCAATAGCCACAGTTAAAATATCACCTTTTTTATAGCCAAACCCGCGATTAACTATTTCAACATCTATTACGCTGGAATTAATCCCCACCGTTAGATTAGCCCCGGCGCCCGTTCCAATTCCAGAAGACAATAGTGGTATATTTGAATATGTAAGTGGTGCATCAAATGTTATGGTTGGGGGATTCGTAAAAGTATAACCAACACCTGGGTTAGTTAAATTGACTGAAACAACTCTACCATTTAGAACGGATGCTATTCCTATATTTTGAAAAGTTGACAACCCGGCAGTTGGTGAGTATGCACCCACTCTTACAGTTTGCAGACCCGATCTATAGCCGGAACCCGCATTATTTACGGTTATAGATGTAATTGTGCCGGCCATTGAAACGTTAGCCGTGCCACCTGCGGAAACCAATGGCTGAAACCCGAAACCCTGTGTAAAGCCTATGGATACAATTACTCCTCCTACGGGTAGCCCTGACCCATTTACGTCATTCGTTTGTGTTGCAGGGGCTCCTAGGAACCTTATAGAAGAGATTCCGGCGGTTTGTGAAATGGTGTAACTGTTATATGCCCGGTTGAATCCGGTTAATTCTGATGGTGCCTGGAAAACCTCATTGAGTAGTATGGCTCCATTATTGGTCGCAATTCCCGTGATATTTTGGGAATTACTTTTTAATGTAAAGGTTGATGAAATTCCATTGAAATCACTGGAAATATCATCCAGAATAAAATTATTATAATAAGCATCATTTGGTGTATTTTTAACACCATTCCGCATAAAAATTCTACCATTAAAATTTAGAGTTGAAGTTATACCAACAAAATCAACATTTTCAGGAGAACCTCCAACTGTTCCGATTGGAGATGGCCCTTTCGGTGGATCTACAAAATGTATAGTGCTATCAACAATATTGTAATCTCCTTGTAATTTATAAACTACAGAGTTTATTGCATGAGTAGAAATTCCAGTTCCAGCCCAGGATCTGTTAATTGCTATACTATTGGTTGATGCGATGCCAACTGAAATAACTTTTACGATTTCATCATTAATTTTGGCATAATCTCCACTGGCGAAATCTCTATTGCTCAAAAGAGAAATTGAAGTGGAACCAATTCCAACATAAGATGTGGTCCTAGTTGAGGTTGCTGTTGCTACAATCGGGGATTGAATAATTCCACCCAAAGAAATAATTGCCTTGGTATTTTGATTTGTAGATTTCAGTACATGTGTACTACCGATTCCAACAGTAGACAGAATGATTGGCGTTACCTTTTCTTTGAGTGCATTTTCTGCGGTATCAGCAAAACCAATCTCAGATTCGCTATATTTTATGACATACAGAGTTTGCGGCAATTTGCTGGTTAGACCTATTCCACTTATATTTGCTGTTTGTATTCCAATGGGGCTGCCTCCGTGTGTATAAGAAACCTTTTCCCCGTTAGTGAAATAGTGATTTGGTAATTTTAGGACATTGTTCTGAATATCAACAATATTTTGAGAGCTTCCATCAAAACTTCTCAAAAAGACGTTTCGGTTGTTGCTGGTTAAGTCAAACTGGCGAGTAATTCCATCAAATTTTGGGCTGATGTC